CCGGCGCAAAGCCTCCATGGCGAAATCGGTATACGCAGTCGACTTAAAATCGACCTCTTCGGATTGCGGGTTCGAGTCCCGCTGGAGGCACTTTTGGAAACCGCCAGAGATGGCGGTTTTCCTTTATTCTCCAACGGTTTTCAGACTTTCCTAATTCACTCCAATTCACTCCAAATCACGTCATTTCTCTATAAAACGTGGGCAAAATGTGGGCACGGAATCACCAGACCATCGGCAGTCCGAGGCATTGGCGCGCCCAACGTTCCACCGCCAGATTCTCCTCGTCGTCGCCAAGCAGCAATAAGTATCCGGCGTTCTTTCCGAGGGTGGCGGGCTGTAGACATTTGATGAGTCCTTGGTCGCGGAGGAATTTCCATGCTTGGACGATTCGGACCTTGGCGGTGCCTTCACGCGCTTTCATCGCGGCTTCCACCTCTTCTTCCGACTTGCCGATGACCTGCTCTGGGGAGAGTGCCATCATTCCGTGGTCTTCGGCAAGCGTCTTCCAGCCCTTCGTGTAGTAGCGGCATGGATAGCCCTTGGCCTTCGCGTCGCGGATTGGCTCTTGGTGTTCTCTATCCCAGTCATAGCTTGAGAGCGCCATGTCGATGAGCATGAGTTCCGCCATCGTGTGCACCGTGATCTTGCCGCCTCGCGGCTTGAGCAGTTTTCCTGCGCGGCTGAGCTCGTAGACTGCTCCAGCGTTGCGGTATCCCATCTTTTCCATCGCTTTCCTCTCCACGCCTAGAGGTAGAATCTTACGTGGAGACGCTAGTCCGTTTCCTGCCCTTGGCGTGCTCTTCAAACCTCACGCCAAGGGCTTTTCCTTATGTGGAATAATATACCACATGAGGTATATTAAACACACCCACAGAGATAGATTATTTTAAAACTCATAGGGATGTTTAAATATCCTATATACATGTATTACATGTGTTTACATATTTCTTTTACAAGAGCGCCAATGCGCCGAAAAAAGGAAGAATTGGCACGTTCCAATTCCCCCATCTGTGGTAGCTTGAAGCAGAGAGAAGGAAGGGGAAAATGAAGAAACTGATTTACTTCGTGCTATCCGTGCTGTTCGCAATCTCCGGCATCTACGGCATATACGACACCATCACCACACCGCAGGATGATCTGGCCACAAGCATCATTGCGATTCTGCTCCTCGCATTCCTCGCATGGCTTTTCATACATCTCTTCCTCAAACCTGAGCCACGCCATAAGCATCAAGCGACGAATGCGCCTGAATCATCGTCGGAAGCCGCCTCAGACGCTCCAACAGTGGAAACGGCACCAATCACCCATGCCGACGCGAATGATGGCGTGGAGGACGATTACGTGGCCATCGACATCGAGACCACAGGATTAGGCAGAAGCGCCCGAATCATCGAGCTAGGAGCCGTGAGAATCAGGCACGGGCGCAAGGTCGCGTCATTCAGCCAGCTCGTCAACCCGCAGATTCCGATACCGGCCAAGGTCACGCAGATCACCGGCATCACCGACCGGAACGTCAAAGGCAAACCCACCATCGACAAAGCGCTACCAAAGTTCTACGCTTTCTGCGGGCATGATACGTGGATAGGACACAATATTCGCCGCTTCGACCTGCCGGTGATCGCCAGGGAAGCGCAGAGGGTCGGTGCCGGAATGCCGGACGTCAGCTTCTACGACACCTTGGAAATCTCCCAGACACTCTTGCCGCAGCTTGACCGCCATAGGCTGCTCGACCTCATCCGCTATTTCGGCATCGCCAAGACGGAGCGTCATAGGGCCGCCGACGATGCCGCACAAACGGCACATGTATTCGAGCACCTGAAGCAGATATAAGCTTTATAAAGACTTATAAAGCAGTATAAGATAATATAAAAGCCCCACAATCTGTGGGGCTTAATGCTTTTTAGAGACTGTTCACGGCATTGTAGAATTCCTGCGCGTCCTCGGCCTTCTTGAATTCCAAAGGTAGTGAGCGCAGCGCGCTGTACTTCCATGTGACGGTGCGCTTCTTGATCGTCACCCCTTGCAGGTCGCTCACCTTGTAGGCTTCGGTTTTCTTGTACCGGTGCAGATACGTGGTGCCCATATCCACTTCCAAGCGATTCGCATAAAGCCGGATAGCCAAGAACAGTGGGTGGGCGAGCCTATCGCACTCATAGATAGCGCCCGGCGCGGGCTGTGGTCGTTTCGCCATGATTACTCCCTTCTCTTTTTTGCCTTGATTCTATCTCGCTCAGATGATGCTGACACGCTCGGCCATGACTTGGCGGAAGTCACCCAGCACCTGCTGGGTAACCTCCAATTCCTGGGAGATGTTCCACGAATTCCCTTCGTACATTTGTTCCAGCATGCCGTAGCGGAGTGGGTCTATCAGCGTCAAGGCGGTTTCGCGTCTTGCCCTATGCTCCTCGCGACTCTGTGCCACATGGTCACATGACGTGTCGCCGTGCCGCCAGTGCAACAGCTCGTGAACGAGCGTGCACCGTTTCGCCGCGTAAGTGAGCCTGCGGTCAATCAAGATGACATGATTCTCGGCGTCGTAGCAGCCCCATAGTCCGTCCGGAAGGATGGCGCTGGACACGGTGACGGGCAGGCCGACAATCGCGCGGCGCATGGCGCCGTAGGTCATGCGCCGGTCGATCGGCAGGTCAGGCAGGCTCGTCGTAATCCGGCCCAGCCTCTCCATTGATGGCCTCCTGCTTGCCAGCGGCCCGATACGCCGCAAGGGCCACGTCGCCCCTCTGCAGCTTGTTGAGGGTTTCGGCGGTTCTTTTTTCTTCCTGTGCTGCCAGCGCGTTTGCGAATAGCTGACGCAATGTCATCCCGCATGTCTTGGCGATTCGCTCGCAGTCCGATACCGTCAAGGGTGCGTCGAACCGGGCACGGACGAACCAATAGTTGCGGCTGAATCCACATTTCGCGGCGAAATCCGTAGCGGTCATACCGCTCCTGGATTGCAGTGCTTTGCAGTATTCCATGACGCTCCGCGCTCCGGCGGTAACGTCAGTGTTAGCTCTTGTTCCCATGGCTCCATGATACCCAATTGTGTACTTTTTGTAAAGTAATCAATTAAGTACTCTCGTAAGAGTATCCAAATAAGTACTATCTGTAATCAGCAACGAAACGAGAAAGGAGGTTGGGTGACAAGCGAAACGGAACTCATGAGAGCCAATATCCGAGGGGAGATGGCTCGAAGGGGCATGACGCAAGAAGACATAGCCAAAGCGATTGGATGCGAAAGGCCGCTGGCGAACAAGAAACTCACCGGCAAGAAAGACTTCACCGTAAGTGATCTGGAAAAAATAGCCGACATGTTTGGAATGACCCTCTTCCAATTCACTGCGGTGCTGCTTCAGCCAATCGACAGCATCAAACAATTCAAAGCCTGAAACCCACAAAGGAGTATCCGATGGACAGCAAGACCTACACCCGAGAACTGCGCAAAGCCTGCGTGAAAGCCGTCTTCGACGAACTCACCGAGCATGGCGACATGATTCGCCCGCAATACGCGGGACAGTGGGATGAAATCGACGCTAGCCGATTCCTGGGCCACATCACCGGACCGATGGACATCGACGTGACCGACCTCGTGGACGTCATCATCGACACGATCGTCAAGGAAGCACAGAAATGAGCGGACAACTGCTTAACCCGCCAGCGCCGCCCGAACAGCGGAAGACGGTCTTCGACCCGCGGACGATCATGCTCGGCCTGACCGGCTACGCCATCCAAGTCGGCGAACACGACGCCAGACTCGTCAGACTCCACGAGGACGGGAAGACCATCCTCACGGAAGTGGACGCCAAAACCACAGAAACATTCGCCTACCACCTTTATGACGCGATAGGAGGAACACGATGAGCCTCACCACGGATGGAAGCCTCTACTTCGAAATCCTCGATGACGGCACCACTCGCAGCGACCATTCAGCCGTCATCCAGCTCGCCATCGACACGTGCGACAGCCACGCGCGATACCTGCTCACGCAGACAGACCTGGCGAACATCCGCCGCGACTGCAACCGCATCTTGAAGGAACTATCCGAAAGGAGGATGGCGAAATGACCGACCACGACTACTGGCTCGAAGACCAACGGGAGAAGACGCGGAAGCCGAATTACACGCGCCGCCGCATCCTCTTCGCCATCGTCAGCATCGGCCTCATCTCCAGCCTGACCATCATGCTCACATGGCATGGCGGCAGCACCACCGCCGCGCTCATGGTGGAAGGCGTGTACATCGCCACCGCATTGTGGCTGATCGTCAGATTCGCGCCACGCGACTAAAGACTTCCCACCAGCCGACAGTCCAACAAAACAAACCAAATCCGGGATATTTTGCGCGGACATCCACGTTCACCATTGTCGGCTGGCGGGAACCATAACTGAATATCGACAAACAACAAATCCGCCACGGCGTTTACATACACCATTCTGTCGTGGCTTCGGCTGGGCGACGGTTCGCCCGTCCACGGATTCCAATCTCTTCTCTCTCTATCAAAAACGCAGGCACTCCGGTGCTTGCAAACCCTTTCAAGTCCGCCTGACGGCCAGTCACCGTCGGCCACGCCACCGGCCGTGAACACGTTCAGGTCGCGTTCCAACGGTCAAAGGGGCGTTCGGAATCCAAGGACGGCATCGGTTCGACTCCGATGCCAGCCACTCAGCCCCATACACTCGTCAGGACGGGGCACACAACGCCAAACAAGCAAGGGAAACACATCATGGGCGAAAACAAACCACAGTCGGCAAAATGGGTGCTCTGCGTCGACATCGACCCCGACAACCCGGAATCCGAACCCACAATCATCGGCGCACTCAGCATACCGCTGGACACATTCAAAGGCGGTGTGATCGGCGTCACCCTTGCCAGCAACATGGGCGAGGACACCGCGCTCGCCGCCAGAATCGCATGCCAGACCATCGACATTGCGCTCAAACGTCACCTCGAACGCGGCGGCGACAACGACACCCCGGAAATGCTCACCGGCCTGGCCATCGACCCGATGGGCGACATTCGGGACGCCCGGCCATGACCGACCTGCTCACGCCAACCGAACTGGCCGTCATGCTCGGCATGAGCGTGCGCACCCTCGCCAACTGGAGGAGCACCGGCAAAGGCCCGCCGTACTTGAAAATCGGCGTGGAACCGCCCGAAGGCCATCAGGACAGGCGCAAAGTCCGCTACCAGCGTCAAATCGCGGAACAGTGGGCCTTGGCACACAAGTACCAGAGAACGGTGGCGAGATGAAAAACGGAATGTTCGTTCCGGCGACACAGTGCAAAAGCCACCCAAACGTCAAAAGCGACGGTAAAGCACGCGTCGATACCGGCAAGCCGACCCTCACGCAGCAGGGAATCGACGTGGAAAAGTTCATCCACGACAACAGGCGATTGATTGAAAGACTCAGGAAAGGAACACGTTGAAACACGAATACACCTTCGAAGAACTCGCCGAACTGAAGAGAATCTACGACGAGTCAGGCGAAGCCGGTCTCGAACTCGACGAAATGCGGGCGCTGCGAAAGGCCGGACTCCTCACGCAGGGCCTGCCGGCGAAACCGGAAGCACCGTCGAAACGCGATCTCATCCTCGCGCACTGCAAGAAACGCATCGACCAAGGCCAAACGTTCGACGGCAAGGAAACCGCCGAAGCGCTCGGCATGAGCCAGAAAACAGTCGGCAACATTCTCAGCCAGCTCCGCAAGGAAGGCCTATTGCCGGCCTACGACAAGCGTTCACCACGCAAAATCACCACAAGCGGAAAGAAGAAGGAGACCATCGTGACCGTCGCATCGAAACCAGCCGCCAACAAGGAGGAACCAATGAGCCAGACAACCACCGCCAGCAATGAGACGACGGCACCGGAAAAACAGTGCGAGAACCCACGCGCCATCATCTCCAATGCATTGACCGGCATTTTCGACGCCATCAGCGCATTGCAACGGACCGCGTTCCAATCCAACGACAAAGTGGTCTACGGATTCGCCACCAAGCTGCTGAACGGCGAATTGATGGACTTGAAAGCCAACTACTCGAAGGACACGGCGAAATGAGACTCGATTTCAACAGCAAGGATGGCGTTTTCACCGTCAAGTCCGAAAACGAAGAGGAAAAAGCCCAGCTCAAAACGTCGGCGGTCGCCATCTGCAATCTCATTATCGATTTTTTCGACGGTGAAATCCAAGAAATGAAGGCGGCGAAGGAATGAAACGCATCACACTCAAGGACACGGACCGCTATCAGATCGAGCGTTTCAAGCAGGGCAAGCAGGCCGAACGGCATCTTGCCTGGCTGAAAAGCCGCAAGGCGGGTGTGGGCGGCTCGGACATGAGCACGATTCTCGGCCTGAATTCCTTCAAGACGCCTTACGATCTGTGGCTTGAGAAGACCGGCCGCGTGGAGCCAGAGGACATCTCCGACAAGTGGGCAATCGTCAAGGGCAATGCCTTGGAAAACGAGCTCAGGAAGCGTTTCCGCTCGAATCATCCGGAAATGCTCGTCACGGACGGTACAGACAAGCAATTCATCAGCCGCGAAAAGCCCTATCTGCGCGCTTCCCTTGACGGCATCCTGCAAAGGGAGGACGGAAGCTTTGGAATCCTCGAAATCAAGACTGCGAGCAGCCGTCGAGCGGGGGACTGGCATGACGAGGACGGCAACCTCCGAATTCCACCTTACTATCTCGCTCAAGTCGAGTTCTATACGCTCGTCACCGGCTGGACGTGGGGCTACGTGTACGCGGCCATCGGAGACGACGAGCCGGTGGAGATACCGTTCCAGGCCGACCAAGAGGATATGGCCGCGATCGACAAGGCCGCAGCCGACTTCTGGCATTTCGTCACCACCGGCACTCCACCGCAGTTGACCGGCGACGACGTGCAGAAGGCGTGGCCGGAACCCACACCGGACATCGTGGACGAAAGCGACGATGACGACCTCTACGACCTGCTCGCAAGGTACGAGAGCGCCACCGGAATGCTTCATGACATGAAGGCCACTCAGAAGGAATTGCAGGAGCAGATCATCCTGCGCATCGGCTCGCATACGGGCGTGCGCTGCGGCAACCTCCAAGCCACCTACAAGCCGACGACCCGCAAGGAATACGTCGTTAAAGCCGCCACATACCGCAAATTCGCATTCAAATCCATCGAGGAAAAGGAGAAGTAAATTATGGGACAGATCGCACAGCAGGCACAGGGACAGCAGTTGCAGCCGCTCAACCCGAGGGGCAAGCTCAAGCAGCTTGTGGAGCATTCATGGCCGCAGATCGCACGTGTCATCGGCGGCAACCTCGACAGCGAGGCATTGCTGCAGATGTGCATCAGCAGCATCAACCGCACCCCCGCATTGGCGGAATGCACGCCGGTCAGCGTCCTTTCCTGCTTCATGCAGTGCGCCGCCCTGGGCTTGCGCCCGTCCGACGTGGACGGCTTGGGACAGGCGTACATCCTGCCATACGGCAACAAGAACTATGCCACGGGGGAGAAGCAGGCCACGTTCGTCATCGGCTACAAGGGCATGCTGAAACTATTGGAGAACAGTGGAATCTACGCGCAGCCGAGAGCCGTCTACGAGGACGACAACATCAAGCTGAAGCTTGACGAGAACGGCGTGCCGACCATCGAATGCCCCGACGAGGTGAACGTGGACGCCGACCATAGCGAGGAAAAGCTGAAATTTGTGTATCTCAGCGTCCAGCTGCCGAACGGCGGACGATACGCCGACTACATGTCGAAACGCGATCTGCTCGAATACCGCGAGAAGTACGCGCCACGCAATCGCAGCCGACAGATCACCGGACCGTGGGTGAAGAACTTCGTGGAGATGGCGAAGAAGACCATCATCCGCCGCAGTTTCAAGTACCTGCCGGTCAGCATCGAAGCGAAGAAAGCCGCGAGCGTTGACGAAACCACGCCGGACTACAGCGACGTGTTCCAACCGGTAATCACCGATTCGACTGATGACGTGAACGCCGAAGTCATGGAGCCGGACATGCCGGACACCGAAACCGAAGCCGACGTGAAGGAGGCTGAGTGATGGCCGGAGAAACCGTTATCACGATCGTCGGCAATCTGACCGCCGATCCTGAATTGCGTACGACGTCCGCGGGCGCGCAGGTAGCGTCGTTCACGATCGCCAGTACGCCGCGTTCCTGGAACCGCAGCACGAACCAGTTCGAGGACGGTCAGGCTTTGTTCATGCGCTGCTCCGCGTGGCGTGACCTCGCCACTCATTGCGCGCAGAGCCTTGCGAAGGGCATGCGTGTGATCGCGCAGGGTCGTTTGCAGCAGCGTTCCTATCAGGCGCAGGACGGTTCCAACCGCACGGTCATCGAATTGCAGGTGGACGAGATCGGCCCGTCCCTGCGTTATGCGACGGCTCAGGTGCAGAAGATGCAGTCAGGCGGATACCAGGGCGGCAACGCCAATGGTGGCGGCTATCAGCAGCAGCCGCAGCAGGCACAACAGCAGTCGCAGGGAGCCGACCCGTGGGCTGCGCCAGTAGAGCCTGAATTCTGATGGAATGGATCGAACCGCCGGACGTGGAACCGGTATGTCCCAGGCATGGGTGCGCGCTGTATCCGGCGCGCCCCATCCCATGCCCCGAATGCGAAATCGAAGCCGAAGAACAGGAGGCCGACCATTATGAGCGAGATTGACCTCGCGATAGGCAGGCAATTGTGGTGGACGCAGAACCGCCGAAGCCGCAGCTGGGCGGTGCCCTACCGGAGGAAGAAGCTGGTCAAGACGATGAGCCTGCTCACCTTCCGAAACCTCATCAACAGTGGCAAGCTCAAAAAGCCCGAGCATTGGCCGGTGCATGTGACAGCCATCATCCACCCACTGACCCACGGACGCTTCGACCCGGAAAACGCGGCCCCAATGGTCAAGGCGATACTCGACGGCATCACCCAGTCAGGCTACTGGCCCGACGACAACGCGGACTACGTGCTCGGCCCGGACTACCGGCTAGGCGAGCCAAGCACCGAAAAAGGCGTCTACCACATCACCATCCGAATCGAAGAGGAGGAACACTAACCATGGCTACCAACGTCACCCAGAAAGACAAGACGCTCAACGAGATCATCGACTGGGCGAAAAGTCGCTGTCATGAAGCCGGACTTTCCAGATTCGATGTCCGCAGAAAGAGCGACCGAGACTTCTATGACGGCCAAGTTAACGCATTCCATGAAATGCTAGAGCTTTGCCGTTCCATGCTCGGCTATTCCGGCTCCATGCCGTCCGAGGTGCCGAATCAAAGCGAGGATGCGGAATGATCGATGATACTGATGTGCGCTCATGGCTCAAGGATAATTTCGGCCATGATTTTGGCGCGGAGAGGTTCGTCATGCCGCAGAACGCTGCTGGCGCATGGCTTGTGGAGCCGAAGGCACTTGGCCCGATATGGTCCGAAACATGCCGGATGAATTTCCAACGGCTCTTCCGCGAAACCGTTTTGAACACCTCTTTGATGGACAGCATCAACCTCCACGGCGTCATGAAGCCAATCATCATCGATGGCACCAAGACAGACCGCGTAAGGAAATTCGAGATAGTGGACGGCTACCACCGGCTCATCGCCGCCGGCACGCTCGGCCTGAAGACACCCGTCTGCCTCATCGACATGAGCGCCAAAGGAAAGAAACCATCGAAACGGCTCATAAAAGACTTTCTGGAAGCCGTCTACAGCAAGGAGGACGCGGAATGATCATCATGGAATCATCGACATACCGGCATGCGATGGAGGTGACCATCGACCGCGCCGAAGCCATCGCCATCGAGGAGACACCGGACAAGCTCACCATCATCCTCGACAAGGAAACCATGCGCCTGAGCGAATACCCAGTCAATGGCGTACCGGTCGAGGAACTGAACGGCTACATCGACGAAATGGCGAGCGGCGTGAATTTCCTCTCCAAGCAGAACCTCTTCGACCGCGACATCATGACCGGCGCCACAGCGGCCATAGCGGCATGCATCAGAGGACTGGAGAAAATCATCAGGAAGCACGAGGCCCGATCATGACCATCCGATACGTGGAATGCGCCCACTGCGGCGAGACCGTCGGCACCTACTACGTCACATGCCCGTACTGCGGATACAAGCTGGCTCCCGCGCGCAAGCCGACAACTGGCATGGATCCGCTGTATGGCATGACCGACAGCGAATTCTACAAGCGATTCGGGAGCATGTGAAAGGAGTAATGAGATGGGCCATTTTCAGATTCCAGTCTCGTGGTATCGGGACGAAACGATGCTGCATCTCATGGACGAGAACCCCGCATCCATAGGCGTTTACGTGATGATGATCTCTTGGTGTTCAGACAACAAAAGCTACGGAGATATCCCCTACGTAGACTTCCGATATGTCCTTGACGGGGAGGATGAAGAGCTTCAAGCGCTTATAGATGCAGGACTCATCACGGAGACTGAAAAAAATCGCCTCAACCGTCCCGTCTACCACATCAAGAGCTTCAGGCGCTTCGACCCACGGTCGAGGAAGCCGATCAGCAATAAGCTACGCAAGATGGTATACGAACGTGACCATTGCCGTTGCGTCACATGCGGAGCCACCGATCATCTGAGCCTTGACCACATCATTCCGTGGAGTCTTGGCGGCGAGGACACCATGGAGAATCTTCAGACCATGTGCCGCTCGTGCAACTCAAGGAAAGGGAACAGGGTCGATGTGGTTCAAGGTGGATGATTCGTTCTTTTCGAATCCGAAGACCGCGATGCTGTCTGACGGGGCAACCGCATTGTGGCTCCGTTCCGGCTCATGGTCGGCGCAACAGTTGACGGACGGGTTCATTCCCGCCCGCATGGTGCCGATGTTCCGTGGCTCCGATGATTCCGTGCGCGAACTGTGCGATGTCGGATTGTGGGAGCGTGACGATGAAAGGGATGGCTATCGGTTCCACGATTGGTGCGACTATCAGCCGGACGGGGAGGAAGTGGACGCTCTGCGCCGGAAGCGGAGCGAAGCGGGCAAGAGGGGCGCGGACCGTCGTTGGAAACGGAAAACCGTTGACGAAAATGGCAAAAATGGCAAAACCGATGGCAAATGCCATGGCAAACCTATGGCAAACGCATGGCAAACCGATGGCAAGTCGATGGCAAACTCATGCCCCGTTCCCGTACCCGTACCCGAGAAGAAAGAGAAAGAAGAATATTCTTCTTCTTTCTCCAAAGAAATCAGCCCGACCGAATACGCCGACATGGCCGAAAAGGACGCGACCGACAGAACCATAGCCTCGGAATACACGAACCTCGACCTCACTGGCGCATGGAATGCATTCAATTCACGGCATTACGGCGAAACACGCTCCGTCAACGACTGGACGCGCCTGTGGAAAGGCTGGTGCCAACGCCGCGCCAACATGAGCGGCATACCACCCTCGAAACGCCACATACACACGTGGAAATGCCGCCACGTGCTCGAAGCGCTCGGACGCGACGAAGAAACCGCACAGGCAGACGAAAAGGCCTGCGAATTAGCCGACAAACTCAACAAGGAGAAATCATGAAACACGATAAACCGGAAACCATGTACAGCCGTGAATGGTTGGAACACGAACGCCGCAAGGCATGGCAGGAAGGCTACGCAGCCGGATGGAAAGACCAGGAATGCGACTTCCCGCAATATACAAGCGAAAACCCATACAAGGAGACCATCGAAATCGAAAAGGAAGGTGAATGATGGGCGGATTGGACAAGGTTGAGAAAATTATGATTGGCGCACTGGTGGTATTCGTCGCCGCAATGCTCTCCCTGGGGGGATTAGGCATCTACGCGTCCTGGTATGCGGGCGCGCATCCCGATTACGGCATGGTGACGGTCAAGACCGGCGACGTGAACTGGGTCTGTCTGACCGATCATGGCAAGACCATCGGCTGCGACACCGTGGAGGAATACAAATGAAGAAAATACTCGAAGACATGATCATCAAGTGGCATCAGGCCGGTTACGCGCTTGACGAGATCGCGCCGCTCGTGCCGCAGGTGCCGAAAGCCGAAATCGCCGCACTCATCCGCCAGCACGACAAGGAGACACGACTTTGACCGATTGCAAGCACTGCCGGAAGCCCATGAAGCCGGTGTCCGCGAATCTGCTCTGCGCCAGCTGCCGAGAAGACTACTGGACGCTGATCCGCCAGCTTGGACACGTCCAACTGCCCGCCCTGCGAAGCATCATGCTCCGCCAGGCCCGCATCGGCACTCCAACACACACGCCAAGCCGAGGCAACGCGCCAATGCCAATCGACACCCACGCTCAAGACCTCATCGCAGACAGTGAAGCATGGTTGGCGGAACAGGCAGGCAAAATACGCGCCGCATACGCTGGATACGACTGGCGGAAAGCATGGTACGCCATCATCAGCAACCGGCACACCATATTGGCGATGAGCACCGCCGCCGATGACTACGCCGCCCTGGAACACATCGTCCGACGCAACGAACAAGCCCTCACACCAGAAGAAGAGCTCATAATCCTCGGCACCTGCCCAAACTGCCACAGCATGCTCACCGGCACGCCAGAAGCCGAATCGGTCACATGCCAACACTGCCGCACTGAATGGGCGGCGCCAGCAATCAAAGCAGCACGAGACGAAAGATTATGGCAAGTGCAAATCACCGGCACACCCAGCGATGCGGCAAAAGAGCTGAAACGATACGGCCTGACCGTATCACGCAACCTCATCAGCCAATGGCTCAAACGCGGCAAACTGTCGCACGCCACGCCGACGGAACACAAGCGGCAGTACAAGTTCAACCTCGGCGAGTTGGCCGCACTACTTGACTGTCACCGTTGAAATGCTATACTGTCGTATGTTCGTAGAGTGGTTCAGCCAGAAAATGGTTTGGACCATTTTTCATATCAAGCTTCGGTAGCTCAGTGGCAGAGCACGAGGGATAGCACAGATACCTAGGACGGATACCTTACCGGCCATGGCTTCCTACTTCTTTAAATCGAATGCCCGTGATGATAAAAAGACAGTGCACCCCACACAAGCGCTGGTTCGACTCCAGCCCGAAGCACCACAAGGCGGTGACCACATGCCAGGAAGAACGCGCAAGACAAGCCGCCAATTCGAAAAAGACAAGGCCGCATTCTTCACACAATGCAAGGCACAGCATGCAGTCTGCTGGCTATGCGGAATGCCAATCGACTATGCGGCCACGAAGAACACTACCGATGACAGCTTCAACCTCGACCACATGTTCCCCGTCAGCAAGCATCCCGAACTCCAATTCGACCCAGCAGGCTTCAAACCATCTCACACCAGCTGCAACCGACTAAGAGGCAACAGTGACCCGCCAGCACCAATCGGAACACTAAGCAGGCAATGGATTAAGACAGCATGAGCAAGGAGGCAATGATGCCACAGCAGCCAGTCACACTAGAACTCAGCGCCACAATCAGCGACAAGACATTCCCAATCAGCTCATTCACCGTCAACATCCCAGTCAACGTCACCCACAACGAAGTCAACACCTTCACAGTCGGCGACTGCTACACCACACTCATCACTCCAAAGCCACCAAGCACAGACGAACTCATCACACGATTCACAAACGCAATCAAAGCATTCACAACAGCATTCGAAACCAACCCCGACGAGGTAGGGGCGGTGAAATCCTGAAAACCACCCCGAACCGACCCACGTCCCGCGTGGTTGCTCTTCCTCTCCCCGACGGACAAAATTGACCGGGGGTCGCGCGCGCGATTGCAGATTCGAGGTGAAGCATGTCGGCGAAATTCCCGAGTCATAATGTGGCGGAGGCTTTGGAGCGCTCATTGAAGAACGCCGATGGGCTGAAGGCCGTGAATTCCGCAGTGGTCGCGGCCGCCCGCGTACTGGCTGGTCGGATTGACTTCCTGAGTGTCACCGGATTCGTTGACGAGAACGGGAAGATCGACAATGTGACTCTGCCGACTTTCCTGAAATACTGCCAGTCTCTCGGATTGACCTTGGACGCTCCAGCGAAGGTCGGGCGTCCGGCCAGGCAGAAGCCCGAAGTCAGGGCTGAGGAAGCGAAGAGCGACAAGGTTATCGCGATGGATGATTTCATGAAGCGGTTCGGCTGAGGAGGTTGTGATGGCGGCTGAGAATCTTACGGTTTTCGGTGCCATCGACGATGAGAGGCACGGCGTGACGCTTCCTAGAATCTTCACGCCGCCGTTACGCCCGTTGACGAAGGAGACGAGCAACGGGTTCGCGGTGATCGCGTTCGCGGAAATCATGCTGCACGTGCATTTGTATCCGTGGCAGCAGTGGCTGCTCGTCCATGCGCTTGAACTGCTTGAGGATGGCAGCTATCGCTTTCGCAAGGTGATTGTGCTTGTGGCCCGTCAGAATGGCAAGACCACGCTTATGGGCGTTTTGGCCGCATGGTGGCTGTTCGTCGATTCCAACAAGCATCCGGACAGGGTGCCACCCGTGAAGTTCCTGGTGGTCGGCGCAGCGCAGACATTGGACAACGCCAAGGGCCCGTACAATCAGGTCAAGGAGTGGTGCAATCCTCAGCCTTCTACCGATGAGGAAGAAGATCTGGTCATTCCGGATCTCGCCGCGATGACCCAGAAATTCGTCAACACTAACGGCGAGGAAGCGATCATCACGAGGAGCAAGGCCCGTTATATCGTCCGCGCGGATAAGAACATTCGAGCGAAGTCGGCGGCGCGCGTGGTGTTCGATGAGCTTCGTGAACAGCATACTGACGATGGCTGGAATGCCGTCAGCCAGACCACGAAGGCCGTATGGTCGAGCCAGTTGTGGGGCATTTCGAACGCTGGCGACTATAGGTCTGTGGCGCTTCGCAAGCAGGTGGACAAGGGCCGAAAGCTTGTTGACGAGTGGACGCGCCTGAGCGCCGACGGTGGCAATCCGGCCGACGTGTTCCTGTCCGGCGAGCAGGACGGCAGCTTCGGATATTTTGAATGGTCGGCTCCGGACAAGTGTCCGGTGGATGATGCCGACGCGATCCGCCAGGCTAACCCGTCGCTCGGCTATGGCCCTATGACCGTGGCCAGTGTCCGAAGCGATATTGATGGCATGACCGAGGCCGCATTCCGCACCGAAGTCCTGTGCCAGTGGGTCACGGCTGACATCATTCCTTTCATCAGCCCGAAACTGTGGGCCAGCGGCATCGACTCGCGTTCCACGATACCGGACGGCAATCGCGTCGTACTGTCCGTGGACACGTCGGCTGACCGTAAGACCACGTATGTGGCCGCCGCCGGAATGCGTGCGGACGGGTTGCCGCACGTGGAGCTGATAGCTCGCCGTGACGGCATGCTGTGGGTGCCGCATTATCTTGACCTGCTCCAGGAGCGTTGGCCGCATATCACGGAGATCGCCGTGCAGGGCAAGGGCTGTCCGGCAGTGGACTTCATCGACCCGCTCATCGAAAAAGGATGGACGGTGCATCTCATCGAAGGCTTCCGGTTGGGCGCGTGCTGCGGCCGTTTCCACGACCGTGTGCGTGAAGGCAAGCTGCGGCATCTTCCGCAGCCCGCCATCGAACAGCAGGTGAGTGTGGCCGTGTCCCGAAGGCTCGGCGAGGTCGAAGTGTGGGACCGTACCAAATCAGCATTGCAGATTTCCGGCTTGGTTGCCGAATCGCAGGCATTGTATGCGCTTGAGACCATGCAGGTCGAAGCGGAAACACCGAAATATGCGCCGAGCGTGACCCATTTCGCAGTCGTATGACCCAGTGAGGAGGTTTCATGGGGTTCTTTTCCAGATGGCTCAAGAAAAGCCCGGTATCCGTGGCCCAGAAGTTCTCCGAATCGCCAGTCAACATTTCGCAGGTCACTCAGCTGCCAATCGATTGGTTCGGCGCCGGAGTCTACGAGCGAGAGGCGGCGGTGCGCACCGTCATCGACCATATCGCGCGGAACATCGCCAGCATGCCATTCAAGGTCTACACTCGCCAGCCTGACGGTGACCGCGTGGAGGACACCACAAGCCCGTTGGCGCAATTGATGGCAAAACCGAGCGTTCTCCCTGGCATGACACGCTACCGATTCTTCTACTCGCTGCTCTGCGATGGCCTGCTCAATGACCGTTGGCTCTGCCTGCTCGATGCCGACAAGAAGACCGGCAGACTGTGGCTGCGGCGTATTCCGGTGCAGAATTTCACTCTTTCCGGCAACACTCTTGACGAGATCACCGGCGTGCAGATCAGCACCGGACAGCCGGAAGGCAGCCAGTACTTCGCGCTTCCAGACCCGCAGATTCTGTTGGATGTGGGCTATAGCACGTCCGGCATCGGCGGTTCTCCCGTGTCCGGCACTCTCGCCCCGCTTTTGGCGGAGGCGCGTGAGATGGCCGAATATCGACGTGCCATCGCCAAGAACGGTGGCCAGATTCCGGCCTATATCTCGCGTCCGAAGGAGATGCCGTGGCCTTCGCAGGAGGCTCAGGACGAATTCGTGCAGGGCATGAGGAACTACAAGGCCGGCGGCAATCTCGCCGGCGGATGGCCCCTGCTCAACGATGGCATGGAAATCAAGACGGTGGACGCCTTCAAGCCGATTGACATGCAGGACATCGACGCGAGGGACAAGATCCGCATCGACGTGGCCAACGCCTTCCATATCGCGCCGGAGAATCTAGGCTTTCGCAGTGGCACGAATTCCAACATCGGAGCCTTCAAGGAGCAGATGTGGAACGTGGAGTTGATGCCGTACATCGTGGCTTTCGAGCAGTCGCTCAATTTGCTGCTGCCAGATGCGCTCGGCCAGCCTGACGCCTACATCGAAGCGAACGTTGACGCGAAACTGCGCGGCACGTTCTCCGAACAGTATCAGGCGCTCAGCACGGCCACGGGGCGCAGTTTCATGACCACGAACGAGGCACGGCGCATCCTCAACTACCCGAAGCTTGATGGTGGCGACGAATTGGTGACGCCACTGAACGTGGCAACCGGCGGTCAGCCCAGCCCGCAGGATGGCGGCAGGACGCAGAACGCGCAACAGAACAATCCAGTGAACGGAGAAGGACAGTGAATCTCAAACAGCTCAGATTCAACGTGAAATCCTTGGATGATTCGGCTGGCGAAGGCGTTTTCAGCGGCTACGCCAGCACTTTCGGCAACAAGGATCTGCAGGGTGACGTGATCGCCAAGGGCGCTTTCGCGGAGACCTTGGAGAAGGACTACGCCGGCGGAGCCGGCATCCCGATCCATTGGAACCATCAGGACGGCAGGCCGACCGACATCATCGGACGCACCTTGAGCGCCGTGGAGGACGAGAAGGGTCTGCTCATCTCGGCCCAGCTTGATATCGAGGATAATCCGACCGCCCAGCAGGCTTACGACCTGCTCAAGGATGGCAGGGTTCATCAGATGAGCATCGGCTTCGTGCCGACGAAGACCGCGTGGATCACGGAAAAGGGCGACGGCCCGTGGGGCGGCCATTCCGAATTCCAGCAGATCAAGCTTTTCGAGATCAGCGTGGTGCCGGTGGCCGCGAACCAGCAGGCCGAGATTCTGGCCGTGAAGTCAGGTCGCGCCATCAGCTCCGCCAATGAGGAGAAGCTTCGTGCCGCATTGGCGTCGCTGAACGAGGTGTTGGAAGGCATTGATTCCGACAATTCCAGCACTTCCGATGAAGATAAGCCGGATGATTCCAAGACCGGCGAGAAAAAGGATGATAAGAAGCTTGCCCCTGATAAGGGCAGGGACGCGGAGGCCGAGAAGGCCGAGCGTCTGAACGTAATCAAATCCGCCCGTGAACTGGTCACTGGCGGCAAGGACAACAAGGAGACCAAATGAGTTTCAATGATCGTCTCGCCAAGACCAAGGCCGCCATCGAAGCGGTGCTGGCCAAGGGCGAGGATAATCTCACCGCTTCCGACATCGAGAAGCTGAAGGGTCTGAACGCCGAAGCGCACGAATTGCAGGATTCCATTGAAACGGTGGATGCGGTGCATAAGCGTTTCGCGGGATTGACCGACAATCTGGCGGACACACAGAAGAGCGGAGCCGCATCCGGCGAATCTCTTGGCGATTTCGTCGTGAAGAACATCGGCGAACAGCTGGCGAAGATAAAGGGAGTTTCGGGAGCGTCAATCGCAGCACCGGAATGGGTTCCGCGCCGCAAGGCCAACACTGACACGCAGGTTACCGGCGGACCGTCCGGCGTGTACGGCTCCCTGTTGACATACGTGGACCCGAATTTCGTCCAGGCTTACCGCCGTCCGACCATCACCAACCTATTCGGTGTCGGCGCGATAAGCGGACAGGCCATCATCTACTACGTGGAAGGCGAAAAGGAAGGCGATTTCGAAACCGTCGGCGAAGGCGAGAAATTCAGTCAGATCCATTACGCCGACGCGACAGAGCACACCGACGCATTATCCACAATCGCTGGATTCATTAAGGAATCCAACGACATGGTCACCGACCTCGAATTCCTGAAGTCCGACATCGATGGACGTCTGCTCTACGATCTGAGCATCGCCGAGGAGAAGCAGCTGCTCAACGGCGACGGCACCGGCAAGAACATCAAGGGCCTGCTGAATCGTGAAGGAATCCAGTCATACACCGCTACCGACGCCGGCAATGACGTTGCCATACTGCACGCGCAGTCGATGATCTCCACCACGACCGGCATGATGCCGGATGCCCTTGTCATCAATCCGACAGACTATGAGGCCATTCGATTGAAGAAGGACAATGATGGCAATTTCATCGGCGGTGGACCGTTCTACGGCGTGAATGGCGGCGCGCTGACCATCACTCCGCGCCTCTGGGGTCTGGACACCGTGGTGACTCCCGCTGTCGACGCCGGCACAGCCATCGTCGGCTCCTTTAAGGGCGCTGCCACCTTCTATCGCAAGGGCGGCGTGACGGTCGAGGCCACCAATTCCAATGACACCGACTTCATCTCCGATCTGGTGACCATTCGCGCCAAGGAGCGTGTGGCTTTGGCCGTGCGCAAGCCGAAGGCTTTCGTCAAGCTGACCCTTAAGTAAGGAGACGTGATATGGCTCGACAGTTTCGAGTGATTCCAGCCTCGGCGGCGAAACTTGACCCGAATGCCAACGTGGCCGATGTGGTCTTCGTCGGGGCCAACGGCAAGCCGACCGATATTGGCAGCGCTGCAGTGAAGCCTGCAACGCATGTGGCTTTGGCCGCCGGCGACACGCCAACCAAGAGTGAATTCGACGCCCTGGTCAATTCTCTGATTGCGGCTGGCCTGATGGCTGCAGAGTAAGCGTGGGGGGTCGGCATGAGTGATGTGAATGTGATTCCTGACATGATTGCCGACCCTTCGGCTTTCGAGGATGACGCGCAGTTTCGGCTTAAGGCCGCGCAGTCGGCGATCAGGCGTGAATGCGGTTGGCATGTCATGCCGAACGTGGCTCTCAGCGGAGTCATCAACTCTCGCGGCGGCACGGTGATTCGACTGCCCGCCCGTCATGTGACGAGCATCGAATCATTGACCGACCGCGACGGCAACAAGCTGGCTTACGCCTATGACCCGGAGACGGGTCTTGTGGAGTCGCTTTCCGGTGGCTTCCCGGTCGGCGTTGCGGCCATCCATTATTCGATCCATGCGGGATACGATGACGCGCCGGACGTGCAGCAGGTGCTCATCAGTGCCGCGAAGCGAGCGGGCATGAGTCCGATCGGGCTCGTCACCTCGCAGTCCACGAATGGCTCCAGCGCGAGTTTTGACGTGGTGTCGCTCATGCAGGCGGAGAAGGACAAGCTCAAACCCTACAGGCTTGGAGGATTGCCATGAGCCTGCTTGACGATCTGAACGCCGGTGGTGGATGGCGTATGTCGGGCGCGACCAAGTGGCGGCGACTTCGTGCTCGGAAGGTCGATGACCCGTATTCCGGCGAGCAGGCTGGCGAGGACTGGTCCAATCCGGAAACTTTGGATTTCACTGGCGCTCTCGCCAGTTCCAGCAGCACGCGCACGCCCGACGGTCTGCGCGAGCAGACCACGAGCATGGCTTACCTTACGTCTCCTGACCCGTCCTTGGACATCATGCCGGGTGACAGGATTCGAGCGTTGCCGGATGACGGGCGATGTTGGGAGGTCAGCGGCTATCCGAGTCGTGACGCGAATGCTTTCGTGTCATGGCAGCCGACGATTGAGATTCCACTATCCGAATACCGGGGGTGATGGCTTTGGGAGTGATGGTCAAATTCAACGACCGATATTTTGACGAATTGATGAATTCGGCTGGCGTCAAGGCCATGACCCGTCGTGCTGCCGAGAAGACGCTCGAATATGCGCAATCGCATGCTCCGGTTGATACGGGCGCGTATCGCGATGGCCTCCAGATCCAGGAGGTGCAGCACGAGCATCGAACCACATGCATGGTGGTCGGTACCGATCCGAAGACCCTGCTCGTGGAATCGAAGACGGGCAATCTCCGCAAGGCGTTGAAGGCAGGCAAGTCGTGACCATGGTCTTGCCACCGGATCTTGAGTTTTGGCTGTGCTTGTATCTGCGCGCACGGTTGAAATCGTCTTTCCCGACGATCATCGTTTCGAATCGTGAGCCGGACGATTACGACGGCTCACGGCCGCTCGTCGTGGTGCGAGACGATGGCGGCTCGCAATCGAATCGCGTGCTCTTCGACCGGAGCGTCGGCGTGACCGTGCGTTATGGCTCTCGTGCCGCTCCGAAATCCTGCCGTGACTTGGCGGCACGGATCTACGGTTTGCTCACCGACCCGGCGATTTGCTCGCTTGACGGTTCGCCGATCGCGGGCATTGATGAGGACGGGTGCAATGGTCCGTATTTCGTGGCCGAGGACGCGAACATCGCCAGATGCTATCTGACTCTCGAATTCTCCGCTATTGGAAAATTCCAATAATTCAATAATTCTTAATTTTTAGGCGTTGAAACGTTTGTTTCAGCGCCTTTTTTGTTTGAAAGGACAAAATATGGCAGCTGATTCAGCAGGCAATGACCTGAGCGCCGCGAAGATCGTGGTGACAAGCGCCTTCCGCTTCGCACCTTATGATGCGACGCAGAAGCTGACCGCCGATCTCATCGCGCCGACCGTGGCCGACGTGAAGACCGGCTTGGACAAGATTTTCACCAAGGGCGGCTTCGTTGGCCTTATCACCGAGGATGGTGCCCCGCAGGACAGCCGTGACGCCGATGATGCGATCAAATTCCACCAGCCTGGATATTCGATTAATGGCAAGGCGTCGCTGACCGCGCAGTTCACGGTGGCCGAGGATAACGACATCACGCGCCAGATGACCATCGGCAAGCCGGACTCCAGTGGCGTGTATCACGTGACCGATGTGATTCAGGACGGCAAGTGGTTCTGCTATCAGGAGACGGTGTTCAAGAATGGCACGCATCGCCGTCGTCTGGGTGTCGTGAATCTGACCGGCAACGAGCAGGGTCAGGAGACTTCTGGCAAAAACACCGGTGACGCTTGGACCATCGAATGGATTCAGGACGACGCCTGCGATTCCGGCAACAGCAAGTATTTGGAGTCCTTCGTGACTCCGACTGTTTCGTCCGGGTCTCACGCCACCGATCATCAGGCTGATGATTCCGAGTCTCAGCCGGTCGCCGACTGACATTGATTCTTCCCAGCATGTGTTTCTTTCTTCCTTTCTTCACATGTGCTGGGATTCTTCCTCTTCATCCAGTGGAGTAAAGGAATTTTTACAGTCGTTTGAAAGAAGGAAGAAATGACCAAGAACGTGATGCCATCCGCCGCCGATTTCAAAGCCTGGACTCAGGAGGATGAGGACAAGGCGCTTGAAGCGTCGGCCGAGCGGATGAAGGTGAAGCACCTCATCAAGGACGACGGCGTGTGGTTCCTCGCACCGCACGGCCACATTTACAAGCTGCCTCTGAATCTCAGCATCGATGATTTCGTGCGCCTGTCCGATCTGCAGTCCAACACGGAGCAGATTCAGGCTTTGAAGGATATTCTCGCGGCTTTTGCTGGCGAGGATGCGGCCAAGGAGTTGGCGAAGGAGCCGGCAATGGTTCCATTCAACATCCTCAACGATTACGGCGAGGTTTTGTCGAAGATTCAGGGTGTGGAATTGGGAAAATCGTCGGCTTCTGCCAGCTCCTCCAAGGAGACGGTGGCAGTCGAATAAGGGCCGATTTCGCGGCTCGCGGGTGGAGTCTGCAGGCTGACTTGGGTGGCAGACTCCGCTTTGCGGACGCGATCGCCTTGTGGGAGAACCTTTCGGCCGACCCGAACACATATACGGGCATGACTGCGGTGCATATGGTGCTGCCGATGGATGCGACGGCGATCATTACCGCGATTCAGGCTGGCGGCACGTCGATTCTTGGTGACCTCGCGCCGGAAAAGGCTGGGAAGAAGCATGTCGAGGTGACCGATGAGGAGCGTCGTGCGGCTTTGGCGTCGATGAGCAGCATCTTCGGCTTCAAAAAAACAAGTGAATAGAGGAGGCTGTCATGGCTGGCGGTAGCGAGCTTGGGTCCGCGCATGTGAGCATTTTCCCGCAGATGAAGGGCTTCCGCCAGAATGTGGCCAAGGAGACCGGTAAGGCCGTCGGCGACATGAAGACGGCCTTTGGCAAGGGCTTCAATGGAGCGCAGCAGGGCAAGAAGGTCGGCAGCGCTTTCAAGTCCGGGTTCAATAGTGGCGCCGCCGAATTGAATTCCGAAGCTTTGAAGTCCTTCAAAAAGGACGTGGCTCAAGCCTCGCAGAAGAATACTGACGCGCTGCTGAAATTCAAGGCCGCGTCCGTGCAGGTTCAGGCAGCTCAGGAGAAGCTGAACGCGGCCACTCAAAAATATGGCGCGGACAGCACGCAGGCTCAGGCTGCGGCCATCAAACTCGAACAAGCTCAAATCAAACAGAAGACGGCGGCTGACAATCTCAAGGCGGCGTCCGACAATCTCAAGACGGCGCAGGGACGGCTCAAGGACCTCGAAACGCAATTGGCGGCCGAATCCGACAAGTCCAAGAATGCGTTCAGCCGTCTGGCGTCCGGCTTCACCTCAACGGCACAGCAGATCGTCGGCAAGATTCCGGGCGTGAACGCGGCGGTGCAGAAGATCAGTTCGACGGCTGGCGATGTCACGTCCAACATCAAAAGCAAGTTTTCGGCTGCTTGGAATGCTTTGCCGGAGGGTGCGCGTAATGCGGCCGCGAAGGCCGGTAATGCGTTGCATTCGGGTTTGAGCAAGGCTTCCGGGTTCGCTTCGAAGGCGGTGTCCGGCATCGGCAAGGCGGCTAAGGGCATGGCCACCGTCGTGTCCGGCGCCGCTGCCGCCGCTGGCGGATATCTGGTGAATTTCGGCAAGCAGGCCGTGGATGCGGCTCTCAAGGCCGGTGAGGTGACCGCGAAATTTCAGCAGGTCGCCAAGAACAATAACTGGAGTGATGAAGAGCAGAAGTCGCTGCTCAGTCTGAATAAGACGCTTGGCCAGACCGGCGTCATATCCGGTGGCACACTCAAGGCCGCTCAGGCGCAGTTGGGTACTTTCGCGCTGACCGCCGATCAGGTCAAGACTTTGACGCCTGCTTTGGCGGACATGATCGCCAACAACAAGGGTTATAACGCGACGGCTCAGGATGGCGTGCAGATCGCGAATCTGCTCGGCAAGGTCATGACCGGCAGCGCTACCGCGCTGAGCAAATATGGCGTGACCATGACGGACGCGCAGAAGAAGGTCCTTCAGGAGGGTAGCGCGTCCGAGAAGGCCGCGATGGCCGCGCAGGTCTTGGAAGCCAACTTCGGTGGCATCAACAAGGCCTTGGCGCAGACCCCGCAGGGCAAGATGACCATTCTCCAGCATGAGATTGCCGGTTTGAAGACTTCGGTCGGCAATGATCTGATTGCGGCTTTCGGTGGTGTCGGTGGTGCGGTCATCAAGATGGTGCAGGCTGTCGAACCGCTCATCACCGCGTTTTTCGACAAGGTGGCCGCACTGGCCGAGAAGATCGGCCCGCCGCTTGAAAAAGTGTTCGGCGGTATCGCTGACAAGATCAATGGTTTCGATTTCAGTGGTTTCAGCGGCCAATTGTCCGGCTTGTCCGGCCCTATCGCAGCCGTGACTGGTCTGCTTGGCGCGGCTGGTCTTGGTGGCGCGTTGAGCGGCTTGAGTGGCGTGCCGGTGATTGGCGGATTGCTGTCGAAGTTCGGTGGCGTCCTGTCTGGTCTTGGCGGGCCTATCACGCTGGTGATTGGCGCTCTGGCCGGCCTTATCGCCACGAGCCCGCAATTGCGCAGCGAATTCGGCACGATGCTCAAGAATGTTTTCGTCAGCTTGCAGCAGGCATTCCAAATGCTTCAGCCGTCGATTCAGACGCTCATGACGGCTTTGAGTCAATTGGCGGCAGCTGTCATGCCTGTCATCACCAATCTCGTCGGCCAGATCATTCCACTGCTAACACCAATCATTTCCACTTTGGTGGGTGCTTTGGTACCTGCCATTCAGGGCATTCTGACCGTGGTGACCACCGTCATTCAGGCGATCACTCCGGCCATCCAAGGCGTCCAGCCGGTTGTCACGGCGGTTGTCGCGGCCATTACTGCGGTGATTCAGGCGCTCATGCCGGTCATCTCGCAGATCAGCAGTCTCATCACTGACGTGGTGGCTGCGATCACTCCGGTGATTCAGGGCCTTCAGCCTTTGGTTACGACGGTGGTGCAGGCGATTACCAGCGTGATTCAGGCGCTGGTGCCGGTGATTCAGGCTCTCGCGCCATTGGTGTCCACGATTATTTCCGCGATCGTCGGCTTCATCAGCTCGACACTGCTGCCGACTATCCAAGCGATGCTGCCATTCATCCAAGGCATCATCAATGGCATCACGATGGTGGTCAAGGGCATCGTCAATGTCATCCAAGGCGTCATCAATCTGGTGACCGGCCTGATTCATGGCAATTGGAGCCAGGCGTGGAATGGCTTTAGTCAAATTGTGCATGGTGTTGTGCAAGGCGTGCTTGGCTTTTTGGGTGGCATTGGCAGTGCGATTATCGGCATCTTCGCTGGTGCTGGCACGTGGCTGTGGAATGCCGGCGCGTCGATCATCAATGGTCTGCTCAATGGTCTGAGGGCGGCTTTCGGCAAAGTTAAGAGCTTTGTGAGTGGCATCGGCGATTGGATCGTCAAACATAAGGGTCCTCTCAGCTACGACAAGGTGATGCTTAAGCCTGCTGGCTTGGCGATCATGCAGGGCTTTGACAAGAGCCTTAAGGCTGGCTGGAAGGACGTGCAGCGCACTGTCAATGGCATGAATGCGCAGATCAATGGCGGTTTCGATGTGGATGCGTCGAAGTCGGGGCGCGCGAATGTCAGCAATGGCGGTGGCGGTGCCACGTATGTCACGCAGACGTTCAATTATCCCGCGATCGCGCCCACGTCGATTTCGACGCAGCAGAAATTGCAGACTGCGGCGATGCCGCAATGGTGACACACAAGTGAAAAAGGTGGTGCAATGATTCTCACGGATTATCTCATCAATGGTCAGCAGCTGACTGGTGAGCGTTCGAGCCTGATAGTCGGCACCACCCATTTCACAAGCATTAGCCCTCGTATTAATTCCGTGACCGTGAACGGCCGGTCCGGCGTCATGCTTCCGGCTGGGCCGGTGGCTTTCGATGCGCCGGAAATCACGCTGAAATTCATCACGGACGGGCCTGATGCGGATACTCTGATGCACCGCTTCTACCGCTTGTGCCGTTTGGCTTCCAAGCTGACTCGCGTGGAGCGTGACACGGTATCCGGCTGGGCTCGGCGCATGACCGCCAGTGCGGTATGCACGTCATGTCAGCCGGACGGTGACGAGATTCCGTGGGATGACCACCGCGCGGCCACCGCCGTCTTCCAATTGCCTGACGTTTATTGGCAGGGGGAGCAGTGGCAGGAGCGCACCTTGGACGCGACTGGCGGGCGTCTCATGGCCGGCGGCGTCAAGCCCAGCACGCAGAAGTATTGGACGCGCTGGCAGGGCGAGAGGAACGCTTCTCCGAGCCTTCTGGCCGACTTCTACACCTTCTGGACTGGTCTTCCGAACAACAGTCCGAGCGTCTTGGTGCCGCTCGGTGAGGGGATTCCCGAGGGCTGGCTCTCCGACGCGCCCATCACCACGCTGGTATTGCGCTTCGGTGTCGCCACTGGTGTGACCATTTCAGATCCGGTGAGTGGCACGAATCTCATGTGGGGCGGCAAACGTGACGCCTCACGACCTTACCTCTTCGTCGATGTGGCCAATCGCAAGGCGTGGACGGCGGCCAATGCCGACGCATGGTCCGGTGGTACGGACGCATCGAATGGCATCGACTGGACCACCGAGCCACTGCAAGTGTGGCCCGCAATCGATTCCGGCGATTATCGCCTCGCAATCAAACAGACCGGCAGCGCCGACAAGGTGACATGCCGGTTTTTGCAATCTTGGGAGTAGTTAATCATGGGCAAGTCTTTGCATGCTCGTCTCGTGGCATACCGGCCGTTCGGTGCAAGAATCGGCGTATTGGCGGAGCCGGTGAGCTTCAGCGCGTCCATGCTGCACAATGATGACGGCGCCATCAGCATCGAGTACTCGATGTTGTCCGGTGACGCGCAGGCGTTCGACCGTGAGCTGACGGACGGTCTGGAAGTGGCCGTGGAAGTGTCGGACGGCACCGGCTATCGCGAGCCGGACAACGCACGCTTCGTGATCACGGGCCGCTCCGGCAAGACCGATGACCGGACTCGCACCGTCACCTATTCCGGCCAGTCGATCAGCTGGCTCCTGAGCAAGGCGGAGAACAATGATTCCAGCCATCTGCTCGCGGACGGCGACAACAAGGGCAAAAGGCCCTTCTACTCGTCTAATCCGGGCACGATTCTCAAGACTTTGCTGGACGAAAACAAGGCGCGTGGTGGCGTGGCCACTGGTCTGACCTTGGGCTTCGACACGGCCAAGGACGCGGCTGGCAGGAATTGGGCAAAAAAGTACACTCTGTACTATTCGCTCGGCACTGATTTGCAGACGATCCTGTCGTCTCTTGTCTATGGTGGCGGCTGCGACTGGCGCACGTCCGGCCGCACGCTGAAACTGTGGAATGCGGACAGCACGGCTTTGAGCCGTGACCTGAGCAAGCAGGTCATACTCCAGCTTGCCCGTGACATCGGCGAGGCCCCATACGAGGAGAGCATCAGCGATCTGGCCAGCACTATCCTCGTCGAGGGTGACAATAATCTGCTTTTCCGCATGGATAATCCGAGCGCGCCGACGCCTTGGGGCAAGTGGGAATCCTACTCGTCGCAGGGTGGCGTGTCCGACAAGGACACCGCGCAGGCGTTCATGGCATCGACCCTAGCCGATGCGGCCAGAGTTCGCGGCCAGTACACGCGCGATCTCATCGTCTCCGACGTGGACAGTCTGCCACTCGTCGACTATCATGCCGGCGATTGGATTACCGCTCCGACCGTCACTCACGGCGAGAAGGTGCGCGTGCAGGAAATCGACCTGAGCATGCGCCAGGGCGAGGGACTATCCGTCAGCATCGCTCTGAACGATATCAAGTATGATGCCTCGGTCAAGCAGGCGAAGAAGATAAAGGGCATCACGGGTGGCGCGGCATTGGCCGGAAGCGAGGGTGGCACGACCGCCTCGTCCGACCGTGACCATCGCGTGCCGAAAGCCCCGCAGGGACTTGTCGTGCAGACCGACGCCTATATAGGCTCGGATGGCTATGCGCATGGTCTGGCCACAGCCTCGTGGAGTGCGGTCACGCAGGCCACGAACAATACCGCCATTGAGATTAGCAATTATGCCGTCGAGTGGCGCAAGCACGTGGATGGCGCGCCCTGGCATTCGGCAGGCACGACTGATAAGACGCAGCTTGGCTTCGGCGGCTTGGATTGCGGCACGCAAATCGAGGTCAGGGTGCGAGCCACGCCCACGTACAGTGACAAGCTCGGCGAATGGTCGGAGGCTTTCGTGGCCACCGTCGAATCGGATACGACGCCATGCTCCGTGCCATCGAAGCCTGTCCTCTCGTCCGAATTGGGCGTGGTGACCGTCCACTGGGATGGCAAGACAAGCACTGGCGCGTCGATGGAATCGGACTTCGACCATATTGAGGTCGGCGAGGGCGTCGATGCGGCCGGCATGACCGTCATCAGCGCAAACCAGTCCGGTCAGGGCGATTATCTCGTGACCGGTCTGGCAGCCGGTTCACAGCACTCCTACGCCCTTCGTTCGGTCGACCATGCGGGCAATAAGTCTGACTGGTCTGCGATTGCCACTGTGACCGTGGCTTCCGCCGTCTCGCCTGAAGAGGTCAAGCAGATTCAAAAAGACCTGGCTGACAATCAGACGGCGTTGAAGGATAATACGGCGAAGCTGACGCAGGCCCAGAAGGACATCCAGTCCAACAAGTCTAATCTTGATGCGGCGAATCAGACGCTCGCTCAAGCCAAGACCGACCTATCGCAGGCGCAGAAGGACATCGCGCAGACCAAGAGCGACCTGACCACCGCGAACGGCGAAATCTCGAAGGCGAAGGAGTCGGCGGCGCAGGCGTATGCCGAAGCCCACAGCAAAAACCATACGTTTCGCGGGCCGGACGAGCCGAAGGATAATCTCATCGTCGGCGACCTGTGGCTCAAGACGCAGAAGTATTGGACGAGGTGGAAAGGCGAGAAAAACAACTCACCGAGCCTCTTGGCCGACTTCTACACCTACTGGCAGGGCGAAGCCAATAATTCTCCTTCCGTGCTTGTGCCCCTGTCCGATCGTGTGATTGACACGCTTGTCTGGGATGGTGCCGCTTGGAACCACTTGGGATATGCCGACGTGGAGCGCAATGCCGACGAAATCGCTCAGGCGAAGTCCGACATCGCGGACAATGCCGCGAAGACCACCGACGCCAAGAAGACCGCCGAGAATGCCGCTGCCGCAGCGAAAAACGCTCAAGGCACAGCTGACACGGCGAATGGTGCGGCGAAGACAGCGCAGGACACCGCCAATGCGGCTACTGCTGCCGCGAAGAGCGCGACGACAACGGCAGGTCAGGCCAAGGATGCGGCCAACGCGGCACAGACCGCCGCCGAAAGCGCGAAGAAGACCGCAGGCAATGCGGAGACACTGGCCAATACGGCCAATGAGTCCGCAAAGTCCGCCAAGTCCGATGCGGCTTCGGCCAAGACGGACGCTTCGGCTGCGAAGGCCACCGCCTCGAACGCTTCGAGCGTGGCGACGCAGGCTAAGGCCACTGCTGACAGCGCGGCCCAGTCCGCCACGGACGCTGCCAGTGCTGCGCAGAAGGCGAATACGGCTGCTGCCGCCGCCGCTGGCGTGGCTAACGGCAAGGCCGACGTGCTCATCCAGTCCACTGCTCCGGATACGTCGATGCGCAAGCCGACTACCTTGTGGATTGACACGACGAATGGCGCGAACACGCCGAAAAGGTGGAATGGGTCGGCTTGGGTTGCTGTGACCGACAAGGCCGCCACTGATGCGGCAAACGCCGCCGTCAAGGCGAATGATGCGGCCAAAACCGCTCAATCCACCGCCGACAAGGCTTCGACCGCCGCCGCGAACGCTGCGTCACAGGCGAATCAGGCGCAGGCCGCCGCGAAAAAGGCGCAGACCACGGCGGACGGCAAAAATCTGATTTACCGTGGCCCCGACGAACCGTCACACGACGGACTCAAACCCGGCGACATGTGGTGGCGCACGCAGAAGTATTGGACTCGCTGGCAGGGCGAGAAGAACAACAGCCCCTCACTGCTCGCGGATTTCTATACGTATTGGACGGGCGCGCCGAACAACAGTCCGAGCGTCTTGGTGCCGCTCTCCGATCGTGTGGTCGAGGTGCTGACGTGGGATGGCACGCGCTTCGAGCCGTTTGACCTCGTGGCGAACAACATCCTCGCTGCTGGCACGGTGGCCGCGAAGCATCTCGCCGCCGACTCAGTGACCGCCGAGAAGGTCAAGGCCAATGCCATCACCACCGACAAGCTCGCAGCCAATTCGGTCACGACCGAAAAGCTGGTCGCCGACGCGGTGACCGCCGCGAAGCTCGCCGCTGACAGCGTGCAGGCGCGCAACATCGTCTCGCTCGCCATCACCGCTGACAAGCTGGCCGCCAACTCGGTCACGACTGCGAAACTCCGCGTGACGGAGGACATGACCGTGGCGCTGCTCAACGCCCACAAGATTCAGGCCGGCGACATCGTGGCTGGCGCCATCACGACGGACAAGATTGCCGCCAATGCGGTGAACGCCGACAAGATTGCTGCCAACAGCGTTAACGCCGACAAGATAGTGTCCGGTGCGATCACCGCCGACAAGCTGGCGGCAAACAGTGTGACGGCTGTCAAGATCGCGGCTGGCACTATCACGTCTGACAAGGTGGCGGCCGGCCAATTCAAAGGCTACGTCTTCACGGGCGCCGTCTTCCAGAGCTCCGAGGCCGCGAACACGGGCATGAAGCTCAATAGCACGGCTTTGCGGATGTGGGATTCGAGCCATAACCAGACCGTCTACCTGGACGGTGAGGGGAAGAGCAATGTGCTGACCGGCACGTTCCAAACCCGTGTGAGCGGGCATCGCGTGCGCATCAGCCCCGACTACCATTCGTATGCGATCAGCGGCTCGGAGACGTTCGTTGGTGACGGATTGGAATTCCCCGCATACAACGGTTCCACCGCCTACTACAGTCATCCAGCCATCGCATCGGTCATCCAGTCGAATCAGGTCGGCTCGATGGGCGAACTGGACTTGTGGAGCGGACACGTGAGCAAGAACGATCCCGCCGCGTTCATGTCTCTCAGATCGAAGCCGCGCAAGAAAGGCGGTACCGGCAGCGGCGGCGTCACATCCAGAGTGCATGCCGTGGCGAACACGGATTACGACGAGCCGGACGAGAGCAAGAAAAGCAGCGCTTACCTCACTCTGTCCGGCGATAGCGCGAACGGTTCGGAGTGCTGGCTCGGAGCGCAAGACGCAAACGGCGAGGTCGGAGTCGGCGCGAACATCGGCACCGGATACCTGCATCTCGGCGGCTATCTCGGCGGCATCACGAACCGTTTTACGTTTCAGGCCCAGGCTGCGTGGAAGGCGTGGTATCCGAATCCCGGCTCGAAGATTGCGACCGGCGCTTCCATGCAAGTCGATTGCACGTTCAGCCCGACGAAATACGGCCACTATTACGCCGTCGCGAACGCGGATTCACAATGGGCGGGCATCATCGCGCATCCATACAACACGGGCGGCCAGAGCGGCTTCACATTGAAGCTGTATAACGCCGACCAGCCTTGCCCGGTGGATGTTTACGCGGAATTCCTGGCTTATTTGGTCAAGTGATTGGAGGAAATCTTGTCTGCGACTTTCGAAACGGATGAGAACAGTGGGCTTTGCATTATCCGCTGTAATCCGCCCATAAACGGGTCGGACAGTTTCGTGTTCACGCCCGACGTGCTCGTCTCGTGGAAGGCGCTGCTCGGCCTTGCTTCGACGCGGGAGGCTATAGCGGCGATCATGCAGGGCAGGGAGGACGTGAGCCGATACGACCGCGCTACCGGCAGGGGCGTGTGGACCGGAGCGTTCGAGGCGTTGGAATCCGCTTTAACGGATTCCGCGACCGGCGTGAGCATGATGTCCGACGATGGGGAAGTGTTGAATGACCCGCTGACCGCCGCGCGCAATAAGACGCGGGAGGGCATGAGTCTGCCCACCATGTCGAATGAGACGGATGCGAATCTCATTGCCACACTGGCGGCTGATGATGTTGATTCCGAGCCGTCGAGTGGCATTGACACAAGCATGACCAAAAACATTGAGGGTCTTGACGATTTCCTCAATGACGAGTCCAGTCAATCAAATCTGGACGAGTGCGAGGAGAGATTTTACCAATCCCTCATGCCACGACCTCAAAACAACCAACAATAAGGAGATTGATTATGGCCGATGTGACCACTGAGACCACTACCGATACCGCGCCTACCGTGACGCCCGCCGAGCCGTCTGGCGTGCTTGATTTGCGTCCGCCGAAGGAGTCGGTGCGAGCGGAATTGTGCCGATTGGGATTGGAGTTTTCCAGCGCTGACGGCTCGACCGAATCATGGAGGGATTATGCACGTGGCGTGCTCGCGACGTTCGACGATTCCGGCGCGTCCGTCACGTTGACGGACGTGAAGACGAATCTCGGACGCACGCTCACCTTGGAAGAGCTTAAGGCCGTGACTCGTATCGACACGATGACCGCCGCCGACTGACCACTATTTTCATCCAGTTTTTCAACCCCTGCAATCCACACGGATTGCGGGGGTTTCGTATTTAAGGAGACATTTTGACTCAGCAGATTCCAGCCGACGCGAACGACGTCATCGACACGCTCTCCGCGCAAATCGGCACTCTCAACAAGCAGGTCGCAATCCTGACCAGCCAACTGTCGGCGGCCATGAAATTGATCCCGCAGGATGTGCTCGACGCAACCAAGGGGGTGGATGATGACAGTGAGGATTAACTGGTTCACCGACCCGCTCATCACGAAGACGTTTAAACCGTATGCGCCGAGCACCATGAAAGTGGATTTTCCGGTCGTGGCCCGCAGGAACTGGCTGCGCGTGACCGTGCTCACCGTTGGAGACGCTTACGCGCAGTATTCGCTGCAAGGCGACCGTCTTCCACCGGCTGGAACCTACCACGTGCACTGCTGTGCCTTCGCGAAGCACGCCAACGCATCCGTCCGCGTCTACACGAAGGTCGGTGACAAGTATACGATGCCATTGAAAAAAGAAATAGCGGATGGCACGACGGTCGATGTCGACGGGACCATAACGGTGCCGGACGGCTGCGAGGAGATCATCGTCCGCATCGCAGCAGGCAACGTGGTCGGCGCGATAGGCATGATGAGCGATATCCTCATCGAACGTGCCGACACTTACGCCACTGCCGTTGGGGGGGGGCTTCCGGGCTTCTTCACCGGGGACACCATGCCACGCGACTGACGCCGCGCACCGGGACGGTGGTGCCCGATGACGGTCATGAACCTATGCACGATCCCATCCTCGACCATCACCTTGCGAGCAGACAAGTGGGTGAATATCACGACCGCTCCGACCGTGCGTTTGATAACATATTGGATCAGTGCCGAGGTGAACGTCACGGGCGGCACTATCTCGATAAGCGGAACACAGGGCGAATTCAGCGCACGCCAACGTGTCGGCTACCTGATGGGCATCCACAATGCCGCTCCGGTATCAATGAGTTATCACGTCAAGTCAGGCAGTCCGACCGTCACCGTGACCAATATACTCATCTGCACGGAGGACGAATATCGAGCGAACAAGACCCTGCTCGACAGCATCGGATATTTCGACGGGGATACGATGCCGCTCGCCTAACCCTCATGGGGGTGGTGGCATGACTCCCATCGTTAATCACTGCGTCATGCCGAAAGCCGGTGTGAACGTCAAGACGACGAACACGAAACCATCGAACATCACCTTCACGGAGTTGACGTCGGGCGTGAAATACCATGTGAACGTCGCCTGTTACATGTACTCCACGAGTGGCGACAATCCGCACTTGCGTCTCGCCACCAATGACAGCGACAGCGTGCTGGTCGCCTCGAATGGTCGCGTGGATTACGTCTTCACCGCCGCCAACACCACTCACGGCATTCTCGTCGGTCTGAACAATTGCGCGGTCAATCTGAGCAGGGGCTTGTGCGTGCCTCAAGACCAGTGGCAGCAGCTCGTCTCGTTGGGATTGCCGGGCAATTATTTCGATGGCGACACCATGCCAAAAGATTAAACGATTTCAAGGAGATGTGATGTGTTTCAAACGTTTTTAGCAGGGTTTGGTGGTGTTGGTGGCGCGTGCGCGCTCATCACGCTCGGCCTTAAAGTCTGGCCGGGCGCTTTGGACGCGCTGGCCACCGGATTGTACGCGCACGTGCAACCGGAACGCTTGCCATACGATTCGCCACTCTCCCAGCATTTCGCCAAGACACGGACTTTGGGAGAGCGGACATCGAAAATCGACGACCGCATGGACGAACTCTGCCGTGACACGATCAAGAACACGCTCATCAGCCTGATCTACGGCGACCAGTCACACGACCATTCCGAGGCCGTCCGATACGAGCTGGCTAAGCTCGAAAAACTCGACGCGCAATGCTGGATCATCTCAGCCGCCGAAAAATACTTGGAGGACCGGCAATGACACGTCTAGCCATCGCTGGAGGAGCCTACCTGCTTCTCCTCGCACTCATCATCATTTTCAACCACGGCGCTCACATGCGCTGACATCGATTTTCACAACCGCAAGGCCATCTCTTCGGAGGTGGCCTTTTCTATTGCCCCGTGAGGGGCGGGAAGGAGGCCGTCATGGACGAAGTGACCATGACGCCGGAAATGACACCGCAGGGCGATTCGATACCGCCCGAAACCATTCAGGTCGTGTCCGAGGAGGACGCGGCCAAGGCCGTCGAAGGATTGGAGGACTGATATGGCAAGCGTGAGCGCTTTGATTAACCGCATGCGTTACTGGTGTGCAGTCGCCAATCTCGGCTACAGCCAGTCCGACCGCTGGAACTTCAACCCATCGGGGGGTAATTGCGATTGCTCGTCCCTTGTCATCCACTGTCTCAAGGAGGCGGGCTTCGACACCGGCTCGGCCACCTACACCGGCAACCTCAGCGACAACCTGACCACGCGCGGGTGGAGGCGTCTGCCAGCGAATGGCAGTCCGCAGCCGGGCGACATCCTGCTCAACGACGTGCACCACGTCGCGGTCTATCTTGGTGGCGGCAAGCTCGCACAGGCTTCCATCAGCGAGCGTGGCACCGCGTATGGCAGGGCGGGCGATCAGACCGGCCGCGAGACAAATATCAGGGGCTACTACAACTATCCCTGGAACTGCTATTTGCGCTACGGCGGCGTCTCTTCGGCTTCCGCCGGCGCTCTCGCGGTTGACGGCAATGTCGGCCCGGCCACCGTCCGCAAATGGCAGCAGGTCATGGGCACCGCGGTGGATGGCATCATCAGCGGCCAACAGGTACCGGACGGCAGGACCTACGCGCGTCCCGCAATCGATTCGAGCGTGGTCCGCTACGGCGGAGGCGGCAGTGACCTGATCCGTGCCGTGCAACGCCGACTCGGCTGCGGCGTGGACGGACTGCTCGGACCGGCCACCATTCGCGCCATCCAGGCGCATTACGGGTTGGCGCAGGATGCGAGCTTCGGCCCCGCGACCGCACGAGCCCTGCAGTCGGCGCTCAACCAGGGATGATTCTAAGGAGGTTTAAATGGCTCAACATGCAGCACCGTCCACTTTGGAGACCACAGTCAACAACCTGACCAACGAGCGCGAAGACGGTCAGGACAACCAGCAGCCGGACGCGTACAGGCCGGTGTTCAACGATACGGTCAGGACCGGCATCTACGTGGCCTCTCTGGCTGCGTCCATCGTCGGTTTGGGTTTCATGATGTTCGGTGATGCGCAGGTTGGCGGTTTCATCTCCACTGCCGCCGGTGTCGTCGCGTCCGGTTTCGGCGTCGCCTACAATCCGCTGCGCAACGCCTGACCGTGATTAATTTTCTGGCGTGAAACTCAAACTCGCGACGGAAACTCAAACTCGGGTGTGGAAAATTGCGGCACTGTAGTGTCCGTGGAATTTTTTACACCCGTTTTTTAACATTTGCCCCTCTCTCAGCATTGCTGGGGGAGGGGCTTTTCTTGTTATTCGGCGTGTTTGCGTGGTCGTCCG